ATCTATATTTCTTTCACACGACCATTTTAATTCATTTGGATAAATATTAGTATAATAATATACTGAATATATTCCTGGCCAAACATTATTTATTCTTCGAACATAATTTTGTTGATTTCGATTATCTTCACCATAATGATTACCAAATGAAATCCATACACCGTGGAGTAATTTCATTGTACTCTTAGCATTATAAGCATCACTATTAGAATAAGGATCAAAAAACCCTCTATGATTATTATAAGTAGTAGAAAAAGATAATTTACTATCATCATAATAAGCTGCTGAACCACCTATAACTAATGGATAAGGAAGAGTATTAGGAGTTCCATACGGAAGAAGAAGTCCTAAATAAAATGGAACATAAGTAGTTCCTACTTTTATACATCCAGTTACTCTTCGACCATTAGCTACAAACCAATATTGACAAGCCGTAACGTCAAGTAAAACTAATGGAAGTTCTTTCCAATCTATAGATATTGATCCTGCCTGTTCATAAAAAGTTTGTCCTACATTATAACCTGTAAATCCATTTAACATCCAAATATAATATGGATCACCAAGATAATCTCCGTGAGCTGTTTTTATACCTACAAAATATTCATCTTCAACATCACCCGCACTTCCTGGAGCCATTAAGATTAGTTCTTTATCTCCTCCTACATCTTCATCTCTTTTTACTGTCCATTTTTCATCTCCCATTACTTTAGTCACAGTAAATTCAAAATTATCTCCTTCTATAAAAGCGTCAGGTTCTCCTTGATTTATAGTAAAAGCAACAACATCATTATTATATGGAGTTCCAACAGTCGCATTTCCTTTTGATCCACTTACACTTCCTTCAACAGTAAAAATAGTTGGAGTAGCTGTTGCTGTTAATGTCCAAGTTTCTGTAGGAGCATCATCATCTGCAGATACTTCAGTTACATCTCCATCTCCAGTATTTACAGGATCTGGATCTGAAACTGAAGATATAGTATTGGCTCTTGTAACAAAATCTCTTAATGCTTCAAGAACACCAATATATCCATTCTCAGTTATCGTTCCCATTTCGTAAGCCATTAGAATTGAACCTCCCTTGTCTCTTCTTGATTACGTCTCATTATATTCATAATAGTTTTTTCTCCATCTTCTGTTGATAAATAATCCTCAAAAGCTGTTGCATCGAGAACATTTATTATTTTAATAGAAGAAGCAACTTGAGGCGTCTCAGCACGAACACCGAGTCTCCCACTTTCATCTCTGGCCAAAGGCATAACGGCTTCTGGTCCCTTCTCTCCCATAAGTCCTAATCCATTTGCCATAGGAAATATAGTTGGTTTATTTATAATACCTCCTGCCCTAAAAGATTGAACTCTTCCATTTTTGAAAACCAATCCTTTTTCAGCAAAAAGACCAGCACCGATCATTCCTCCTATTCCGCTTACAGCTCCACTTACAACACCACTAAGAAGATTAGATAACATATCTGTTAACGGATCCATTATCTTTGTTAAAGATTTCATCAACATATCTTGTAATGGTTTTGTAATTGTTTCTTCATATAACATCTCAAGAACGTTCTTCCCTATATCTCGTAAAACGTCTTCAAGAACAGTACCCATATCTCGAGTTTCATCTAAAAGAGCAGTTAACGGAGCTCTTACTAAATCACCTACGCCTTCTCTTACTCTATCTACAAGAACTTGTATCTCCCTCATCTTTTGTAACTCTTTAAGTTCTTTCATATATAAATCTGTAAGTTCACTCGCTTTATCTCCAAGAAGAACTTTAGCTTGAGCTTCCATTTCCGTAAGTTTTATTGCTCTTTCACGCTCTTCATTAGTAAGACCAATAAGTTTTCGTTCATTAGCTAATTCTTCGAAAGCAGCAGTAACTTCTTTACCTGCTTTTATCTTTGCTTCTTTTATTGCTGTCGCTTCTTCAAGCTCTCCAAGTTTAATCAATTCATTTTCTAATTCTTTTACTGCATCTCTATATTTTAATATTTCAGTAGGAGAAGCGAGAACTTCTTCAAATCTTGCAAATTGAGCAACTTGTTTTTCTATATCTGTTTTTTCAAACTCTTCTATCTCAATTCGAACACTTTCTATCTCTTTTTTTAATTTTGTTATTACTTCTGTAAATTCTTCAGTAGGAAGAATCACACCATAAATAGATTCTGCTGTTACAGCTACAGAACCTGACAATTTTAATAAAAAATCTCGAGCTTCACCCCAATCTTTAAAATGCTTTCCAGCCTCTTCTGTTGCTTTTCCCATTCCTTCTAATTTTACAGTTAATCGTTCAATAACTAATTCGCATCTTTCACCTACTTCAGTAATACCTTGTATCCTTTCAATTATTATTTTAAGAGCTTCTATTTCTCGTTCTATAGCTATATCATCTAATACGCCAGGATATTCTCTTGCAAAAATATATTCTAATTTCTTTCTGGCAAGTGTAGCTTGAAAATACATTTCCGTTATAGCATCTGGAACATCTCTACCAATCCATTTAATAAAACCTCCAATAACTGGTCCTGACCTCACCATAGCATCTGAAAACCCATCTATAGCTGGTTTTGCTTCGTCCCCTATTGCACGTTTCATTGCTTTCCAAGATTCTGACATTCGATCAAGTTTCATCGCTGTTGTATCAGAAATTTTATTAAAAGCTTCTAATTTCATTCCTGTTGAATCTGTTGCTGTTGCTAAATCTTTTTGATATCCTTCAGTTGCTTGTAACATAGCAGCAAGACCAGTTAAAGCTCTAACATTAGAAAAGACAGCAGCTATTTCTTCAGCAGTTGCCGCTCCTAATTTATCCACAGCTCCAGTTAATCCTATTGTGCGAAGAGTATTAGTATTTAATTCTAATCCTAATGCTTTTGCTGCTACAATATTTTGTTTTGTAGGACTTAAAAATGTAGTTAAAATTCCTTTGAGAGAAGTAACAGCCATATCTGTGCTAATACCAGCTCTCGTCATTGTAGCTAATGCAGCAGAAACTTCTTCTAGACTTAATCCAGCAGTTGCAGCAAGAGATACCACCATTCCCATTGAAGAAGCTAATTCATCAAATGTAGTTTTTCCACGTTTTACCGTAGCAAATAAAACATCAGCTATTTTTGAAGCATCACTTGCAGCATATCCATAAGCATTGATAATTGTAGTTAGAAGATCCGCAGCTTTTGCCGTAGTTGTTATTCCCGCTTTTGCTGCGACTGTTGCTACTTCAAGAACATCTAAAGCATCTGCAGCATCTATACTCGCAGATAAAATATCATATAATCCTTTAGAAAGAGAAGTAGTTGCTTCGCCATATTTAATTGCTAATTTACTTAATTCAATTTTATATTTTGGCATAAATTGCATTGAAGTTTCATCTAACATCGTAGAAACATTAGCTAACTCCATTTCAAATTTAGCCATTTCTTGAACAGAAGATTTTAATAATCTCCCAATACCATAAACCGCAGTCATACCAAGAGCAGCTTTTATTACAGTCTTAAATTTTCCTCCAAGAGCATCTAATCCTTTTTGAGTTCGAGTTAAATCTCGATCTAAAGTCTTCGCTCCTTGTTGACACTTTTTTGCAGCGTCATCAAACTGTTTTGCTCCGTGCTTCGCTTTTAATGCGTTAATCGCAACGTCTAACGTCGGCACGATTTAGTCCTTTCTCTTTTTAACCGCTTACTTAAAAGATCTACATATTCACTATCTAAGATACGAACAAGATGTGCAATTTCTTGACGATAATTCAAATCAACAATCCCATTAAGGTTCAACCACGCTTCAATTTCCGAAAATCCTATTATCTCTAATCCCACTCTTGAAGAACTTAAAGCTAAAAACCCTTCCCAAACTACAATTAAATCATCGTACAAAAGAGGTGGAGTTTTTTTCACTCCAATAGCTTTTAATTTTCCTTGGTATTGTCCCCAGTCAAATTGCCATTGGAGGAATCTTGCAAGTTTTTTTCCGCATCCTTAATTAGTTTCTTTTTGAAGTTTTCCATATTCTCAGATGCCATAACTACAAAAGTGTAAAAATCTCGTAGTTCAGGATCATTAAAGAACGCTAATGCTTGTTCTGAACTATATTCAATTGGATCCCCATTCTTATCTTCGATGTTTTCCCAATCAAGAAGAATAGTCTTAGCTCGAACTTGTCTTAGTAAATCTTCAAGAATATTAAGCTCCAACTCACCTTCTCGAATGTCTTTTAGATAAGGCTCCGTTAGTTGTCTCATCAATTCGCGATAAGCGGAATTCCTTGCTCTTGCTATTTTTAATCTGATTCCTAATTCAAAATCAATCCAAACTCCTTTATCCTCTTTTTGCAAATCCGTTTTAACTCTTTCAATATTTGCCATTTTTAAGCCTCCGTAAAAAATTTATTTACTTAACCCTCATTTTAGACCATTACACCCTATAACTGACCTCCCAGTCCGCTCCTGAGAGGACGTACTACATCATATCAGTGTTATAGCACCTAATTCATACTATTTAAGTTTATAGCTTATACAAGAACTGGAAATCGTGTTATACGAACACTAATCTCTTCAGTTGGATCCATATATGCTTGCCATTCGAAAGTTCCTACAACATCTGTATTCAAGCCTCCGGCTGGTCTTGAGCCATTTGTAATTCTCATAGTAGGAATTTCAATTATGTATCCGTTCCCAGAACCATCTGTTACACCAATAGCGAATGAAGATGGCGTTTGATTTAGATACTTATCAAAGAGCGTTGCATTTGGGAGATAGAGCTCTAAAGAACCAGTAATCAAGATAGAACCAGAACCAACACTGGCAGCACCAAGAGTTCCTACTTGGAGTCTTGTTCGCAAATTATTATTGATTGACATAGCAAAACTTAAAATCCCAGCTTCTAATTTATCTTCAAAGACATCATCAACGTGATTTGCTCCAGTCATAATATTTGTAGTTGTCGCAGCAGTATTACCAGTTCCTACAGAAGCAGTTCCAGATACTTCTTTGGCTCCCAAGAAAGTAAAACTACCAGTAATACGGCCATCGGCTGGAACAGCAAGACCCATTTCACTAATACACATCCCTGTGAAAAGAGAAAAAATATTAGTTAAATCTTTATATTCTCTTTCAAGATTCCAACTGGCAAGAGTTACTCCGTTTACAATCTGAGCTCCCATCTGTACACTAACTCCGGTTTCAGCAACTGGGTCTTCATCTATTAAGATTCCGTGAGAAAGAACTATTTTTCCAATAGTTACAGACACAATCTTAAACCAGCCATTATTTGCCGTCTTTGTAAAACCAGAAATTCTAATCCATTGATTTACAACAAATCCCGCAGTTACAAAACCTTCTGCTGAATCGTTAATGGAATTATCTGAAGCGAGAGCACTAATTGTAGTTATACCTTCAATTTTCTTTTCTGTTGACCATCCTGCAGAGAATAATACTGCTTGAAGAAAATCATCAAAAGTTCCATAACTGAGTTCAAAATCAACACCTCCACTGGCTCCAACTCCTGTACGAATGATATCTGCAATTTGCCGGTCTGAACGAATCTCCTCACTGGTGATTACCGTTGTATCTTGTTTCAACGATTCACCAGTATGTCTCATAATTTGAAAGTTTGCATTAACATCAAATGTAAATTTATCATCCGCATCAAAAATAGGATCTCCTTGATTAATAGTAAAAACTATTCCTAAATCAGCTTCAGTATATTTTATATCAACAGTTGCAGTTGCAGGATTTCCTACTCCAGTTTCAGAACCTACAACATCAAAAATAGTTGGAGTAGCTGTCGCAGTTAATGTCCAAGTTTCTTTAAGAGCAGTATTTGGAGCAGTTGGTTGAGTTACAGTTCCCTTCCCAGTATTACCAGAATCTGCAACAGGAACAGAAACAACAGCTTCGTCTGCTTTACCGAATGTAGTTTCCTTTCTACACGCTAATTGAACACGATTCGCATCACTCATAATACACCTCTTAAATTAAATTCATTACTAATTATTTCTTACTTACAATTTTTTCAATTTTAGTTATCTGCAAAAAATGGACAAATTACATTTACTTGATAATTATCTTCAACTCTTCCTACATTTTCAATTCGAGGAGTTTGAAAGTTTATAGTTTCATCTACAATCGCTGTTTTGAATCTTGTAGAAATAATATCAGCAATATTCAAAACATCAGTAGTTCCTCGTCCTATTGGAGAATGAATTATAACATTAAAAATACCTGGGATTCTTAAATAATCTGTTCCAATATCCGCTTCTTTTGCTTTTCCAAAATCAATTTTTGGTCTACACCAAATTTCATCAGTAGGAGTATCTTTAAAATCATTATCATATTTAACTATAAGATTATTTATCTCAGCTAAAATATAAAAACAAGTTGAAATATTATTCGCAATCTGTTCATAAATTCCTATTAACAACTCATATATTGTACCTTCTACTGTACTCTGCCCATCCAAAGAACCACCTAATTTTTGTAATGGTTTTATAAGACTCCCAAAAGCAGAACTCTGCCCGTCTAAAGAACCGACTAATTTTTGAATCGATTTTATAGTTGCAGATAATGTACTCTGCCCATCCAAAGAACCAGCTAATTTTTGGACTAATTTTATAGTTCCTTCTAATGTACTTTGTCCATCTAAAGAACCAACTAATTTTGAAGTTGACTTTATAGTTCCTTCTAATGTACTTTGCCCATCCAAAGAACCAACTAATTTTTGAATCGATTTTATAGTTCCTTCTAATGTACTTTGCCCATCCAAAGAGCCAACTAATTTTGAAGTTGACTTTATAGTTGCAGATAATGTAGATTCAGCAGATAAACTCCCTTCTAAATATTCAATTGCTTCAAATGGAGCAACGAATTCATTCGAACCAAATTCAGTTGAACCAAAACTACCTATCATTTTTCTTCATTCTCTATTGTAACAGCTTGCAACTTAAGACAAACAGAAAGCATTCCTTGAGTAATTTTCTTTTGATCATCATATTGCAAAACTTGGCGTTTCAAAAATTGCAATTCAGTTTTTGAAAATCGAATATCGATGTCTTTTGTTTTAGTCTCATCCCAAGAAAGTTGAACATTATCCAAAGTTATTTTTCTTTTCAAACCAATCATCTCTATCTCTTCTTGAGACAATTTAACTTTCTTACTAATATCCTCTACAAGAACTTGTGTCATAATATCGTGATGTTGAGGAAACAAATTAGTAATCTCTACTCTTTCTCTTATAGTCAATTTCATCTTACGTACCTTTCAATTTATATCTATTCAAATTGAACTAAATCATCTTCAATAATAATTGATTCAGTAGCTAAACCTATTGCTTCACTTGTTCCTGATAATTTTACTTTACCTCTAATAAACTTTTTCAAAACTTTCTCAACTTCTATTTTAAGTTGTTCTATAGTTGTTATATCATCCCAATCTTCTTCATTTGCAAATGCTCTTTTAACTTTTTTCAAATATTTATCTGGAATTAAAATATTTATTTGCATTATCAAATCCTTTTTACTTCTCTTTGTCTCAAATTATAAAAGCATTTAATCTTTAAATTTCTAATAGCATAACACACCACACATTCTTTAAGCTCACGATTATCAGGTTTCAATTCAGGAAATTTTTCTTTCCACACAGCAAAAACAGAATGTGGAGTTCTATTTCGTTCTTCTGTCTCCCATTCTTTTGTAGGTAAAGTAATCATATCAAATTCATTTTTTTGCAATTCATTTATTAAAATTTTAATTGCATTAGAATTAACAAGAACTACATCACTGTCCATACCAACAAAAATAGGATTATTGCACAATTCTCTTGCTGCATTCCAATTATTGAGTCTATTTTGTTCTATGGGCATAGTCCCTTTCATTGAACCAACAGGTATCAAACAACATTCTATTGATTGATTTATAATACCTTTTAATACTTCAGGCATTAGTGATTGTCCATTTGCCAATATTGTATAAATTTTTATCATTTTATATTCTTAACAATAAGGATCTTCATCATAAAATGGAATCCAATGACGAGCACTATTTATTTCAACTTTAATTAATCCGCCAAAACTCCAACCAGAAGCACAAGAACCGGCCTTTGGTCCAATAACAGCACCATCACCAATAAGAGTACTGATATTTTTACTATAATCAGCGGCTGAAGTGCCTTGATAATTTATAAATCCCTGATCCTGATCATTTTGACCTATTGTAAGAGTACAATATCCAAATGTTGGAGGTGTCGCTATTTTAAGTATCCCATCATAACCACTTGGATCACTACCAATTCCAATTTGACCGGTAGCTTTTATTATCATTGCAAAAACTGGACTTCCATTATAAGTATAAAATTGTAATTCACCTCCAGCACCAAACCATTTATTTTGTATTCGTGCGGCTATTGTACCTTCAGCCGACCAATAAATCGCTGCACCTGCATTAGCTTCATTTTTATAAGTAAGACGTATTAGTTCGTGAAGCCCAGAAGTAATATTTTTAACTTCTAAAGAAGCCGCAGCGACACCCGTTGCTCCAAGAAGGAGACTATTAAAGACTACGTTATCATTTATC